CAAGCTATTTAAGCGGATGCACAAAGTAAAAGTCCCTTTCGTGCAGGGGTCTACTACCCGAGATATACGGTCAAAGATACGCGGCAAACTAAAAACAGGTAAAAGAAGAATCGCAATTTGTAGTAAAGTGTGGAAGGAAGGGATAAATATTCCAACCCTGAACCATATTATAATTGCTCATGGTATGAAAGAAGAAAAAATGGTATTGCAAGCGGCAGGACGCGGCCTCCGTACGTCTAAAGGCAAGACAGAAGTAAAGATAACTGATTTCCTTGATCCATATAGGTATCTGGCGGAGCATAGTATTCAACGGATACAAGTTTATAGGTCAAAGGGGTGGATATAAAATGTCATTTGATTCAATAGTAAAATTCGAAGAAATGGATGGTGAATGGCGAGTAGAAATAAGCGACATGATTTTCTTCGCATTTGAAACAGAAGAGGAAGCTAATGCCTTTAATCAGTTGATATACACCGATTTACAGCATTCCGCTTGTGGCATAGGCTGGATTGGCGTAATTGACAGCGATAATTAAATGGATATTTTTGAATTTTTCGAAGATAACGATTTAGAATACTGGACAGACGGTAAAAACGTATCCGCTGGATGGGTAAACATAGAATGTATTTTCTGTGATGATATGAGTAATCACTTGGGAATACGGTTAAATGATATGCGCGTCCATTGCTGGAAGTGCGGTGGTCACCAGATCACAGAGCTCATTAAGGAAATTACTTCATGCACTTGGTCTGAAGCAAAGCGGATTGCACAATTTCTCGGGGCGGCGGATGCCGATCCTCCAAAAATAGAAAAAACTGCCTCATCAGTTTTATCTAAGGTGTCCCTGCCCCGAGAATCTTCAAAGTACCCTCCAAAATTGCATACCGATTACTTGCGTGGACGCGGTTTTTTACCACGCAAACTCATACGAAAGTATAAACTCCAATTTTGCTACACGATAGGAGAATACAAATTCCGTATTATAATTCCCGTCAGGATGAATCGTAAATTAGTTGGCTATACTTCAAGAGCCATTTATAATGACATGGATCCCCCATACCTACACGCGAAGAAAAAGGATTGCATTATCGATCCCAGCCGAGCCATCTATAACTACGATAACCTAAAACAAAATTCAGATGCTTTTTTAGTCGAAGGACCCATAGACGCTTGGAAACTGGGGGATGGCGCGGTGAGTATATTCGGCGTGGAGCACACCGAAGAGCAATTGCTTTGGTTAAGCCGAAAGAAAATTAGAAATCTATATGTCTTTTTTGACGCAGATGCACCCGGAAAACGTACTGCAAAAAAGATCGGCCGCATAATGGCTCCTATTTGCAAGAACGTAGAAATATTGACTCTGAAAAAGAGGAATGATCCGGGCGAGTTAAAACCATCTGAAGTCGAATCCATAAAAAACCTACTTAACTTTAACTCCCCGTAATTATTAGAAATAAAAATGCTTTACAAAGCCTAAAAACTGGAGTAATATTATAGGCCTCAGGTTGCAAATACGCGGCCTGAGGGGGATGACAAAGGCAAAAACGACAGGCGACAGTTGATGAAAAGAGGAAAGAAAAGACACCGTTTACTTTACTCGCAAAACCTTATGTTCCAAGGGAAGGCCATCAGCAGTTAGCATCCTACTGATTACCTTCATTGAGTTAACCTTTTCTTTCTATAACTGATCGCCAATCAGTTGGTTAATTCTGCTTTTGTCAAGGCCATCGGCATCGTGCCGGTGGCCTACTCTTGGGACATAAGGTTTTTTTATGGAGAAATGTGATGGGCGAGTTAATTAGGCTTCCGTACGGTTACAATAGGATAACAGATTACCTGAATATCCAACCCCGGACAAAGTTTCCCGTAATTGGCTCAGGCAAGATTAAAAGACGGTTCGTTTACAGAGCGTTATCGCCGGCGACCGCGCAATTCCTTAACAGATGGGGACTGACGAATAGCTTTCCTATAATTAAAGCCATTAAATCCCCCTCCGATTAAAGCCTTAGACAGCAACCATTACGTTAATAAAAAACCCCGAAGGGGTTTTATTAACTTATGGCTAATTTTCTTTATTTAATTTTTCTTTTATGTGGGGATATGATATGGCTTATATGCTTCGCAGGGGAATACTTCCTAAAGTTGGAGAAAAAATAAAACAACCACTTATCGGTTCAGGCAAAATAACTCGCCGCATTTACTTCAGGCTTCCAAGAAGAATAAAAAAACGAATTGACTACGAAGGAAGACAAAAAACAAAAGAGCAATTACAAAAAGAAAAATGGGATGCAAGTTTTCCATCTCGTAAAGTAGAAATGGCATTCCGGCATTGGATATCATTAGGCCATCCATTCCCAAAACATAAATTAGATTCCCGTACTGGTGCTTCATCAATCAATGCACTTGCAAAGGCAATTAAAAAACACGGCATGGATAAAGTCTTTGATGCCATGGATTTAGCACATGAAGCATTTACTTCTGATTGGTTTTTATACCGTACACATGGACAAATGGTAATTAATTTAGTTGACTTCATTAAATACCGCAAGCAAATATGGAGCAACCTTCCTAAGAAATTTCGCAATTCTGGGGTTGACTCATGGTTTGAAGAATTTGTCCGGGGTCTAAAACACATTGAAGACAATTATTCCTTCAAGAGAAAAGATAAAAACCCCGATATCACCGCTAAAATAGCCGATCTATGGCGTTCCTGCAAGCAAACTGACCGTTTAACTACCCGAGAAGAAAATAATTGTATTGCTTGTGCCGACCGGCTTGTCTTATTTGCGGAAGCGAATAATTTTGAAATACGTGACGTCATTTCCATTGTGGATAAAATTTTAAATAATTTTTGGGGTGACAACAAAGAACTGAAACATAGCGGATACCTCGTCAATGATATATTCTGGCACGAAACCGTACCAGATGCCTACATTAAATTTGGAATCATAGAACGAAGGCGGCAACTGGCAATAGTATAATGATAAAGCGCACGAAAGTAAAACTTGATGACGAGTATATTGTACTGAGCCATTTAATTATGGATTCGGACGCGCTATCCTTTGCATACCGCCGATATAAAGCCGGTGAATTAAAAACCCACCACTTTACTCAGCACTTCCAACCTATATTTAGGTGGATTATAAAGTACTATGGTGATTATGGCAAAGCGCCAGGACGCACCATCCAGCGTATATACAAGCGCAAGCAAAAGTATTTAGGGCAAAGTGCTGAATTAATCGAAGACTATCTTGATCGCCTCGCTACAGAATACGCCAGTCTACAAGAAGAGGCATCTGAATATATAATCAATGAAGTAATACTGGATTTCATAAGGCAACAGGCGCTAAACCGCGCCATGGATAGGATTCAGAACAACCTTGACAAAGGAGATATTGCAAAGGCCGAAGCAATAGCAGGTGATTACAGGCAATTGCTCATAGAGGAAGAGGATTTAGATTTACTTATCCCAGGAAGCGAAGACGCAACCACGGATTACTTTGCCAGAGATTTAACAAAGGATGTCGTTTTTAGATTCCCTAACGAATTGGGATGGATGATAGGCAATATGGAAAAAGGATGGTTGGTTGCCATCACCGGCATTGAGAAAAGTGGTAAAAGTTATCTGTTGCAAGAAATTGGATTACAAGCCGCAATGCACCAAAAGAAAAAAGTACTTGTGATTAACCTTGAGTTAACTGAAAAGGAACAGGCAAACCGCGTACATCGGCGGTTGTCGGGGACTGCCAATCGCAAGATGCGGCATACAATACCAATATTTGATTGCGACAATAATCAGTACAATACTTGCGAAGTACTTTCAGAACCACCAAACCGCAAGCCTTTATTTGACAACCGGAAACAGGAAGTAAACTTCTTCCGCCGGCGACGCTGGATACCTTGCGACCAATGCCGTAATGAAAAGGTAACAGGTAAAACGCCGCGTACGAAGCGATTCATACCGGCTATCTGGTTTAAAACAAGGAAGTTAAAGGAAGTAACAGAAGGCCGAGTCAAAAATGCCTTGCGTGAACGCAAGATGCAACGTCTCGGCAACTTCCGAGTAAAGTGTTTTCCGCGCTTTAGCAAAACCTTTGATGAAGTATATGACTGGATAAAACGGTATATTGAAAAAACAGGATGGTACCCAGATATGATAATATGGGATTACTTGGACATCCTTGCACCAGAGACAGGTAATTTGCAGGAACGTATAGATGTAGATAGGAAATGGAAAAAAGCATCTATGGTTGCCGGTGAAATGAATTGCTTATGCCTCACAGCAGACCAAGCAACTAAGGCAAGCCGCAAACAGAGATCATTAGATATAATGTCAACAAGTGAAAGTAAAACGAAGGACAGTCATTTGGATGTGCGTGTAGCAATTAATCAGATGGGTGTGGAACTGGCAATGGGATTAATCCGTGTAGGCGTTCTGTTTCATCGTCACGAAGCATACGACCCGAATCGTGAGATCATCGTCGCGCAAAACCTGATGGCCGCAGATCCCCTACTGGACTTCGTTTACTGGCATCGTAAAAACATGGATTATCCAGTTTATGCCGACGTTCTACGGTGAGAAAATTGTAAAACGTGGTATAATATAAAGTGTAGGCGTGGCAGATAGCCACTTAACCACAATCCTTTTAAAGGGAAAGGAATACTGACTATGGCGAAAAAGTCAAATGACAAAAAGGTTTTGGTTAAACACGCAAAGGCGCTCAACAAGCTGGAACTCACCGACGAACCGGTGGAAGTTAAAGGCGACGTTGACACCATCCGCGAGGATTTCATCCAAGCTATCGAAGAAGTTGACGATGCAGGTCAAATCGACGAAGTTGACGATGACGTTCTTGATTACTATGAAGGCCTGATTGAGGAACCCAAAGGTAAAAAAGGTAAAAAGGGCAAAGGCAAAAAGGCCAAAGGTAAAAAAGGTAAAGGCAAAAAGAAGGAAAAGGAAGAGCCTGAGCCGGATGAAGCGCCTGAAATTCCAGACCTTGAGGAGTTGGAGGAAGAGTTGGATGAAATGGATTTCGAGGAACTTGAGGAACATTGCGAAGAAAACGAAATCGAATTCGACTTTGACGAAGACGACGATGAGGAAGAGGATATAGTCAAATATATTCTCAAATACTGGAAAACCCTCGCCAGGAAAGCCAAGAAAGCCAAAGGCAAAAAAGGCAAGAAAGGCAAGAAAGGCAAGGGCAAAAAGGGGAAGAAGGATAAGAAGAAGAAAAAGTCAAAATCCGATCTCCCCAAAGGCTTAAGAACCGGGACTCTTCCGGCCGCCGTTTATGAAGCAATTGCTGATGACGGCGCAACATGGGAAGAATTGGCCGAAGTTGTAGCCGAAGAAAAGGATAAGGAAGCGGATTCCTGCATGGGTCTGGCAATGCGTACCGTCAGCCGCAAGATATCCAAAAACGTTCCTATCCGCGCTATTTTCGCAACCGGCGAAGATGCAACGGTCCAATTCGAACTGATTACGGAAGAAGAAGAAAATGACGATGATTGAAACTCACTTCAACGGTGGAGTGATATAATTATGAACGGTTAAAAAAGCCTACACACCACTCCTGTAGACGCCCTCCAATTGGGCGTCTACAGGGCTTTTTTTTTGTCCTAAAAAGGAGGAATCATGGCAAGGAAGCTAAAAAGGAAGAAAAAATCGGAAAGTAGTATTGAGACAAATAAATTACTCACCATGTTAAAGCAGATATGGTTGCAAGGTGTCCTCAACGAATGTGTTATTGAAGTAAAACACGGCAAAGCAACCGTTGAAGCAGTTGATATGACCAATACCTTAGTCGTTTTAACTACTGGCATGGTGATGACAAAGGATACAGATACAATTCTTGGATTGGGCAATTTAGAATTACTCATAAACTTCCTCTCCAGTTTGGAAGACAAGCAAGTATCCTTCAAAAAATCATCCAACCATTTAAGTATAACACGGCAAGACGGCCGTCGTAAGCTGGATTACTTAACTACCGAACCTGATTTAATTGCTACACGCCTGATTGAGGATGACAACGACGCAGAACCTTACGATACTTATAGCGCAATGACTGAATTTGAAGTGGAGTTATCCCCCACCTTTATAAAAGATTTTCTCACCTATGTAGGTCTACTAAAAACAAAGGATGCCACGTTGATCTTCGATGGTGAAGAGGAAGTGAAATTTTCACTTGGCGACCCGGATGAGCATCAATTTGAAATTACTTTAAACAACGAAGTGGAATCCGAAGCAGAATCAGACCCCTTTAAAGTACTGGTAAACGGTGAACATTTAAGCCACGTTTTCAAAATTATTGACTACGATGAAAAGGATCCACCAATAATGAAATTCGCTGAAGATGTGCCTATAATGGTTGAATACAAAAAAACCGCGTGGGCTTTACTACCCATCGTTGAGGAAAGCGAATGAAGAATCTAATCTGGTATGAGAAATATCGGGCAAAGGAATTAAGCGATCTGGTTCTGCCGCGTACAATGCGAAAGCAATGCAAGCGCTTCATTAAGGAAAGACAGATTCCTCATTTGCTGTTCCATGGTCCTGCGGGAAGTGGTAAAACTTCACTCGCCATGATTCTCATCCGTGCGTGCGCCTCTGCATCCCTTGTACTTAACGCATCCAGCGCAGACCGCGGGATTGCAACCATCAAAGTAAAGGTAAAACAGTTTGCCTCAAGCCAAAGACGCCACAAAAACAGGCAAAACATTATTTTATTTGATGAAGCAGACGGCCTGACCCCAGAAGCACAGATGGCGCTTAAAAATACCATTGAAGCGTATCAAAGTAATTGCCGATTTATCTTTACTGCGAATGAATTTGACCGTATTACCGAGCCAATTTACAGCCGATGTATGCTTTTTAAGTTTGACTCAATGAAGGATGAGCATCTTGAGGAATTTCTGATTTCCATTTTGCAATCTGAAAAGATAGGTTATAGCTTGGATGACTTGCTTCCAATTATGGAGCGCTTTAAACCGGATATCCGTACTATTATCAACAATCTACAGGCGGCAAGTGTTACCGGCATATTGAAAGCAAAAGATGCCTTGACATTTTTAGACCTTGACAAGTTTAGCGATTTAATGTATGATGGAAAACTATTTGATTTGAGGCAAATGTGGTCTGGGCAAATTGACTTCGTTTGGATTTACAAATTTCTTTTCAACGATTTTATACCGGACATGGAGGGAGACGTTGGTATCAATGCGGAAGCGGCAGTTATAGTTGCAGAATATCTTCACCGCGACCGCACCATTGCAGATAGGGAAATTAATATGTCCGCGTGTTGCGCTGAATTAATGGGTTTACTTGACTTGGAGGTTAAGTTATGAAAACGATTTTTGATTGGATGGATAACGCAACATTCAGCATCGCTGGGGGATTAGTAATCGCGGTTGTAGTATTATTTGCAATCTTCGCGTGGGACATCGTTAAGGCATATAGGAAATATAAAGATGGAAAAAAGTAAAAATATATTTGATGAAGTAAAGGCACTTTACACCGGACAGAATTACTCCCTCGCTAATCCCTTTATGCTCAACCGATTAGTAAGTTTCGTGCCTGAGACATTTTTACTTGCAACCGATGTTAACAGGTACTTAGGATTGCCAAAATGGGCAATAAGAGGCCTTTATAGCGCCTCTATTAAGCCAAAACACAATGCACCATATATTTCCCTACCCAAAAGAAAAAAGGTGATTGAAAAGCAATTAACTCATAAGGTATCAGCGCATCTATGCTGTTCTGAAATGCACGCCAAACAGACCATAGAACTGCTTAAACGGTGCGGATACAAGCCCGAGAAGTTCTTCGGCCTAAAAAAGGATCAATAAAATGCGCGACATTACGAAGTTTGTGAGCAAAAAGACCCGCGAAGAAAACGTGATGGAGAAGTTTAATGGAATGATTAAAGGCAAATCGGAGAAGAAAATCAGAGAAATTGAAATGCGATTGCTCAGGCCGCGCCCGATCCCCAAGTACAAAGGACCTAAACCGGTTCGACAAAACTTTAAAAGACGATCCTTAAAACTTGCTTTCCAGAAAAAATCAGTCGTTGATAGATTCGAGCAATTTATTAAGGTAAATAAATATGTGGAAAACAATACACATGACGTGGATATTTTTCTTGTTTTACTTGACCGCCTTGAAAAGGAGCGTCTGGTATGGGATGGCAAGAAGAAAAATCTCTATCTCAAAAACAGAAAAGGAGTGAAAATAAGGATATGAATATTAGAGAACGAATCATAAAGGAAAGCCAAACTTTTGTCCGTAAGAATAAAGGTTTAAAACTTGACCCGAAGAAAAACAGAAAGGCATTTAATTACTTGTCTCCACGCATTAGTAGCGAATTTATGGATTGCAGTATGCCGATGACGTTTGACCATTATAGTCATTGCAGTTTAGGATGCACCTATTGTTTCGCGTATATGTTTAAAACCAATAATTCCAGCTTCACTGAAAAGTTGCACGCGGTGAATGCCAAAAATGTGATTGCAGTCATACGAGGCAAGCCCCGCGACACCCGGAACAAGGCGATCTACAAGCATTTCACGAAGAAAAGGTTTTTACTTCACTGGGGAGGCCTTGCAGATCCCTTTGATAACTTTGAAAAAGCCAATATGATAGGCTACGATATCATTGAGGCATTGGCGGAAGAGGAATATCCAACCCTGTTTAGCTTTAAAGGTTCCGCAATCTTTAGGCCAAAATTTCGCAATCTCTTCGAGAAGCATTCTGACAAAAAGAATTTTGCATTCCAAGTTTCCATTATTGCACCATCTGATGAGTTATCTCGTGAAATAGAAATCGGCGTACCTGTTACGAGCCGGCGATTAGAGGCAATTCGTATGTTGAGTGAAATGGGATACTATACAATCCTGCGCTTGCGACCTTTTATTATAGGCATTTCAGACAAAGGCTTGGATGAGTTATTGGATAAGGCATTAGATGCAGGCATTAATGGTATCAGTTTAGAATTTTTTGCTCTCGATCAAAGAAGTAATGAAGAGCTAATCAGCCGGTATAAGTGGATTGGCGAGCTCATTGGCATTGGTCAAGATAAAGTAATGGAATATTTTAAGGAATTGTCTCCATCGTGGCGCGGTGGCTATCAGCGCCTGAACCGCTTTGTTAAAGAACGCTTTGTTAAACAGATTTATAAGTTTTGCTTGAAGCACGATCTTATTTTTGGTTGTAGCGACCCGGATTTCAAGGAGTTAAATATGTCCGGCAGTTGTTGTGCAATGCCCGATAAGTATAAGGCAAACCCGGAGTTACAGAACTGGACAAAAAACCAATTGACTTATTTCCTAAAAGAGGCAAGGAAGAAATACCACCAGACCGGCCAGATATACCGCTTCCGGTTTAATACCGTGTTCGACCCGGAAGTGGATACCTACTTAAATTCGGTTGCTTTAGGTCAAGACCATCCGGTCGTTGCAGGTAAACCGGCGTCAGAGCGGTGGAAGTGTCATTACCTACAATTCGCAAGGGACACTTGGAATAATCTTCGCAGTCCCGGCAATCCGCAGAATTACTTTGACGGCAAGATGCTACCTACACATACAGATAGCGAGAATAACTACATCTACAAGTATGTGCCAATGGAATACGAAGACCGTTGGATTAAAGAGGGGATCGATCTGACAAAATGAGAAGAAAAACCGTTCGAAGAAAAGATAATATTATCGCGGTTTATCCCAAAGACTGGGTAACTGTTGGACTGCAAACCTATCGGGCATGGTGTAGACTGCCGTATCCAGGGCATCCAAAGGGATGCGATATGTGGCATAGCAGAAGAAAAAATTGTGATGCGAGTTTTCGCAAGACACACACTTTTAATGAGTGCTTTGACCGGGACGCCGTTGGATGGTGCGTTTGGGAAAACTTTGATGTAGAAGCACAAGTAGAGCGGATGCGTGCCATCCACCCGGACTGGAGTTATGGAATGTTGAAAAATATTCGATACTGGCAATTAGGAATAAAGAAAATGCGGAACCAAAGGGTCGAAGATCAGTTTCGTAAAAAGCAATTATGGGGCAGATATGCCGGTATCACAGAAGGATTTTGCATAAATGTCTATTCTACATTAAGGAATGCCGGTCTACCTTTACTACCTATTAAAATCGCCGCAGAAACCCAGATGAAAAAGTTATGCTTCATTGTAAAGTATAAAGAAAATAGTCCTGCCGTTAAGGAACAAAAAAAAGTGGGACGGCAAATCGTTATCTATTAAAGGAGGTGACCTATGCAAGTCGTTAATATACGGGGAACTACGAGCTCAGGCAAATCGACCCTAATGCGGCAAGTAATTGCAGACAGCGATCGCAACACGATCATAAGTTTAACAAGTAAAGTGAAAGGCCATCTGCTGGATGAAGTAATTGTTATCGGGCAGTATAAAAAAGGTAGTAAATTCGGCGGTTGCGATAGCATAGAAAAAGTGAAATATATGGAAGATGCCATTTGGAAAGCACTTGAAAAAATGCCGACAGTACTCTTTGAAGGATTACTTGTCTCACATAGTTTTGAAAGATGGGTAAAATTCAGCGATAACTTGTGTGCGACACAGAAAAAGCATAAGGCAAAAGAGCACGGAATGGTCTGGGCATTTATCATCCCCACGTTTAAGGAAAGTGTTTTACGAATGCGCGGACGCAATAATATCAAGGGATCCCTGCGTGAAGTAAAAGGCGAAGAGTTTGTACGCAACTTTATCAGCCGGTATAAAAGCATCCGGCGTTTACAATGGAAAGCTGTAAATGAGACAAAGCCTATGCAATGTGTTTTTCAATTACCTCCCACAGAAACCTATCCCTTTTTCAAAAGAAATGTACTCGGTCTTTGTAGTAAAGACAAAACCCCTTGCCTTATAGGGGTCCGGAAAAAGGGAATCTCAAAATTTGTATAACGTGTTATAATATAGTAGGTATAAAATTATGAAAAATGTTGACTTTGCTCACCTCCACATCCATAATGAATTTTCGCAATTGGATGGTTACGGAACTGCTGATGCTTATGTAGCAAAAGCCAAATTGCTCGGTTATAAATATCTCGGTTTAACTAATCATGGCAACATGGACGGCATTATTAAGTTTCAGCAATCATGCGAATCGCAAGGGATTATACCAATTCTCGGTTGCGAAGGGTATATTGTTCCCAAATTGGAAACTGATAAAAAGAAGAAAACTCGCCGCAACGGACACGTTTTACTACTCATAAAAGATGAAATAGGTTTTCAGAACCTTTGCAAACTACTCACCTTTGCCAATCTTGAAGGATTCTACTACCGTCCCCGTTTTACCTATGAGGCATTGCTTCAAAATTGCAAGGGTTTAATTGTGTCAACCGCCTGTCCACAAAGTTTTACTCGCATGAATGGTGGCATCGAACTTTTTGCCGCGCTTTGTGAAACACTTCCGGGCGATGTTTACTGCGAAGTAATGCCGCATGACAGCCCGATACAAATTGAAACCAATAAATTAAAGTTAAAACTTGCACGCAAATATGGAGTCAAGATAATTGCTTCAAACGATTGCCATTACATCAACATAGGAGACTATCTGGCGCAAGACATTTTACTTGCAATGCAGAATAAAACTACTTGGAATAATCCTAAGCGGTGGCACTTCGATATCAGGGGTCTGCATCTGCGTACTGCTAAAGAGATGGTGCGTGCCTTTAAAAAGCAAGGTTTTTATAAACGCCGATACCTATTAAACACTATCGAAGTTGCAGAGAAATGTTCTGACTTTAGGATTCCTAAAATGGATATCAAATTACCACGAATCAAAGGAATACCTATACGGCAAAATAAATACTTGTGGGATTTGTGCCACAAGCGACTTGCCATTATTGAAGAAGACCATATTAGATATAGATTACGGGCGATGAGAGAATATAACCTTATCGTTAAAAAGAATTTCACGAAGTACTTCTTAATCGTCTGGGAACTAATAAATTGGTGCAGAGAAAACAGAATACTCGTCGGTCCGGGGCGCGGTTCTGTAGGTGGCTCGCTAATCGCCTACCTACTGGGGATCACGGCAGTTGACCCAATGAAGCATAAGTTAATTTTCGAGCGCTTTATAACTGAGGATAGGATTGACTATCCAGATATTGATGTTGACTTTGAGCATACAAAGCGGCATCTTGTTAAGCAACACCTCGAAGAAATGTATGGGGAAAATAATATTGCAGGGGTCAGTAGTTTTAATAGGATGAAAGCAAGAGCAGTAATTAGGGATGTCTCACGGGTTTTTGAAGTGCCTTATGGAGAAGTAGACCGCTTTGCTAAACTGATTGAAGACAACGATGAAAATACAGGCATACAAGACGCCATTGACGAATACGATGAAGGACAGGAATTTGCTGAGGCATATCCGATTGTAGTTAAAATGGCAAAGAAATTGGAAGGTCAAGTAAAAGGTTATAGTCAACACGCGGCGGCACTTGTTATAAGTCGGGAGTCTATAGGTGATTGCGGACGTTGCAATTTACTGGAACGTGACGGCGTTACTTTAGTGAATTGGGAAAAGGATGACACAGAATACGTTGGCTTAATGAAATTGGATGCACTTGGATTGAAATTACTTTCAATTTTGGGTGAAGCAAAACGGCTCATTTGGGAAAACCACAAAAAGAATATTAAACTTGAGTCAATTAATTTAGACGATAAAAAAGTATTAAAGGATATAAATGCTGGACATACCGTTGGATTATTTCAACTCAATGCGTGGGCAACGACCGCCCTCATTAAGGAAATGGGCATAGAAAAATTCGATCATATAGTTGCGGCAGTTGCACTTGTCCGGCCGGGACCCTCCAATAGCGGGATGACAGCCGAATACATAAGGCGCAAAAATGGAAAGCCATGGAAAGGACATGAGCAATACGTTAAAATTACTTCCGATACCTATGGGATTCTTGTTTACCAGGAACAGGTAATGGATGTTATAAATAAGATCGCCGGCCTCCCTTATTCTACGGCCGATTACATAAGAAAAATTATTGGGAAGAAAAGAGACAGGAAAGAATTTGAGAAGTATAGGAAAACTTTTTTAGATGGATGCACGCACGTCGGCGTGTTTAGCCGACTTGAGGCAAAGCAATTTTGGAAAGGACTGCAAGAGTGGGCAAAATACGGATTCAATAAAAGCCATTCTGTGGAATATGCAATGCTTGGATATTGGTGTGCGTGGTTAAAGAAGTACTTCCCCACAGAATTTGTATGTGCTTCATTAACTTATGGTGCGGCTGAAAAGAAAAGTGAAATCGTAGAAGAGGCATATCGTTTGGGCTTAACCTTAATACTGCCAAAGGTAGGCATGAGCAGTCCTGATCGTTGGGTCGCCAAGGACAATAAATTATTTGTACCGTTCCTTGAAGTAAAAGGTATCGGCAAAGTAAAAGCGGTAGATGCCGCGCAATCCCCTTCCAACAAAGGGATTAAGCGGTTTTATAGCAAGGAAGACGACACGATAGTAAAGCACAAAGGCAAATTTGGTGAGTTATTAGATGAAATTGGCGCTTACGATCCCAGTGAGCAAACTGAAATAACTGAAGATATGAAAAGTTATTTTGACTTCCGAATAGTTACCAATCCACGGGATAACTATCCAAGGCTTTACAAATTATTTGGAGATAAAATACGGCTAACTGATTTGGATGCAGTATTGCAGGGGGATTACAAGCAATTAGCAAAACTGGCAAGGAAAAAAAGGTTGGTACGAAAGCAATTCTTTCAGGGTCACCGGCGTTTAATGGCTTGCACAGAATGCGAACTGAGACAAGAATGCACCGCGCCAGTCCCGCCCAGTCCGGGGACTTACAACATTTTCATCGCCGGTGAAGCACCGGGATTCGACGAAGACAATGAGGGTGAAGGTTTTGTAGGTGCAAGCGGAAGACTTGTATGGAAGTATTTACGGGCACGAAAGTACTTCCGGCCATCCTTTCATGTTACCAATATTAATAAATGTTATCCAGCCAATAGTAAAAAGCCAAATGCGGATCAAATAAAAACGTGTAGTCGCTTTATGCACAAGGAGTTGCGGCAAGTAAAGCCTATCCTTATTTTGGCCTATGGGAATACCAGTTTAAATTACTTCACCGGCAGGAAAAGTGGTATTATTGCTATGAGTGGCCGGACAACATGGGATGAAAAGTATGGCGCATGGATAGCATGGAGCGTGCATCCGGCTGCAATGCTACACAACCCAGATAATGAGCAATACTATAAGGCCGGAATGAAAAACTTTGTTAAATTACTTCGAACCATTGCACCTAATATTAAGGGGGAACGATGAAATTAGAATTAACTATGGACGATAATACTTTGACTGCAATTAAAGACCTCACGGATAATGTAATAACTAAAAAGAAAAAAGTCATTTTAACAATTGACTTCATAATTCAAGCACAGAAGCGCATGGATAATAGCCAATTATTTACCGCGATCCCAACTAAAATAAAGGTATCCATAGCATGAGCCGCAGAACTGATTTAAAAATAGACAGGTATAACTTGGATGACGAACTTGTGCGGCAACCGCAATTGTATATGGACTGGGCGTTAAAAGCGGCTGTCGCAAGTATAGAAAAAACGGAGGCGAAAGACCGGCTTGAAATAGTAAAGGCAGACATGGATGGAAAAATTAGAAATGACCCAGACAAGTATAATATACCAGAAGGGAAAGCCTCTGAAGGAGCTATTAAAGCGGTGATAGCGCAACATAGTAAAGTAAAAAGGTATAATAGATTATATTTAAAGGCATTAAAGAATGACAAGTTTTTAACTGAGACAAAGATAGCATTCACGCACCGGAAGAAAATGCTTGAATCATTAGTATCTTTAAATATCCAATTGCATTTTGCGGAACCGCGTGTGCCGGTATCCAGCAGGGAAGTAATGCACGCAAGCCGCAAGTCCGCTATTTTAAACGAGTTAAAGCGCAAGCGAAAGATTAAAAGGAGGTAAAATGATTTTACCTACTATCGAAAATTATTTTGTTTTCTGTTTACAGTCAGCAGGAATACTACTCATTTTTTATATATTCATGCGGCTATTATCACTGGCAGTTTTCAAAAGTTATTTCTACGAGAAGTTGAAATTCTGCTATACAATCCACCACGAAGAGGAGGAATCCAGCAATGGCAAGAAAAAAGGACAAGAAGAAAAAACGCACATTGGATAAGGGAAGAAAAAAGCGGAGCAGTCAAAGTAAAAAACTTCAAGAACGCATTAAGAAAGGGCAGGAAAGAAGTAAAGGCCGGTCAAAAAATATTATCCAAGACGAATTGGACATTCCAATTTGGCGGCCTAAGGATGGTAGTCATATCGTTGACGTAATCCCTTATGACGCGGGGGATAACGACCCATTGGTTGACTCAGGCGATCCCACCTACACCTATGAGTACTGGGTTCACACCAACGTCGGGGCAAATAACTCAATGTTTTTGTGTCCCACAGAAATGTTTAATGATTCCTGTCCAATTTGCGAACACCGTCAGAAGTTAAAAGAAGACGGCGCAGATGACGAAGTATGGGCGAAGTTATTTCCAAAACGGCGCAACCTATATAATATAGTATGCTACGACAGGGGCGAAGCAGATAAAGGCGTGCAAGTATGGGATGTCTCATTTCATTACTTCGAAAAACTCGTAATGGCTATAAGTAAAAAGCAGGATCGGCGCGGTGGAAAGCCTAAGACCGTTAACTTTGCCGACGCTGAAGATGGGAAAAGCATTTCTTTTACCATTGAGCCGGCGAAGAGTAAAAAGGATTACCCCAAATTTGTCGGCCATGCTTTTGATGATCGCGATTATGAAATTGACGGGGACATTCTGGAGGAAGTAAAAACGCTGGATGAAATCGTAGAGATTCCGGAATATGATGAAATTGATAAAGCCTACTGGGGAGATAAAGACAAACGAGGCAAGCGCGACAAGCGCGGCAAGGCGCGTAAACCAAAGGATGAGGGAGATAAAGACAATGATGAATTAGCCGATCTGATTGACGACCTTGACGATTGCGACGACCTTGACGACATGGAAGAGTTTATTGAAGAACATGATTTGGATGTCAAGATAAAGCGCAAGGATGACGAAGATGATGTTAAGGAAAAAATCACTGAGGCATTGGAAGAGGAATACGGTGGTGAACCGGATGACGGTTTAACCGAAAAGAAAATAAATAAAATGAAGAAATCGCAACTCCGCCGAGTTATTGAGGATGAAGAATTAGATATTGATCCTGATGACTTTGATGACCGCGAAGAGTTAGCCGAAGAAGTAATTGAAGAACTCGGTCTATAAAAGGAGTCAAAAATAAATGCGAAAAATAAAAAGAAGAAGTGCTACTGACAGTAGTGCCGGGGATGTACGACGTGCGCTTAAAAGGCGGACACCGAAAGTTTTTAGCCGCGTCGAATTCCTATCCTCCGGTAGCACAACACTCAATTGCGCCTTATCTGGCAAGGGATTGCAAGGTGGATGGGCGCGTGGACGTGTAGTAAATATTGTCGGTGATGGTAGTAGTGGGAAGACTTTACTTGCCTTGGAACTTTGTTTCTGGTGCTATAACACTATCAAAAAGGTGGTGAGTAAAATCTTCCCACGAGTCAAAAGAGTTACCATTGTCTATAACAACTGCGAAGGTGTTATGGATTTTCCATTGGAGAAAATGTATGGACAGAAATTTTGCGATGCAGTAAAGTGGATGTGTAGTCCAAACATTGAGCAGATGGGGCGGGATTACTATCGGCGTATAAGCAATTTAAAAAAGGGCGAATTTCTTCTTTATATAGTTGACTCATGGGATTCCCTTAAATCATGGAAAGACATTGCCCGTTTTGAGGAAGCAGTTGAAAAAGATATAGAAGAAAAAGGTTCCTACAATCTTGAAAAGCAAAAATTTTCAAGCGCGTTCTTTGCCTCATTGTCTGGCAAATTAGAAAATAATAAGTTTGACTCAACGCTTGTAATCATCTCGCAGGTGCGGACTAAAATAGGTGCCACCTTTGGTAAGAAGCAATACCGCGCCGGAGGCAAGGCATTGGATTTCTATACACATCAGGTGGCGTGGATACGGGAAATTGAAAAATTACGCAAGGCAAAGAAAAAAGAAAAACGTGTCTACGGTATTGTTAGTGAAGTAAAAGTAGAACGAAGTAAAGTAGCAAAACCATTTAGGGAAAGTAATTTCAGGATTCTCTATGACTACGGTCTTGACGATATTGGTTCAATGATTAATTACCTACATGGAAACAAAAATAAAATCAAATTTGATGGTGAGTCATTTAAAACACAAACCCGATTAATTAAATACATAGAGGAGAATAATCTTGAGGAAGATATTAAGACGGCCGTCGAAGGAAAATGGCAGGATGTTGAAAAGGCGTTTGAAAAAGATATCCGCAAGCGCAAAAAGAGATTCTAACATACTGCTAATCGACTGTTCTGCGCTGACCTACGCGGCCTTTTACTCAATGGGAACGCTATCTTATAGTGGAAAACCAACCGGAGTAGTATATGGATTCCTCAAGAAGATGCTGTTCCTTGCGAAAAAGTTTAATACCAATCATTTCGTAACGTGTTGGGATGCAGGTTTTAGCAGTAGAATTCATGAATACCCGGAATACAAAAAGCCGCGTGAAGAAAAGAAAAGGGATTTCACGGAAGAAGAGCAAGAGGATTATGATAATATGCTTTTCCAATCCATACAACTCAACCACGAAATCCTGCCCAATCTTGGGTTACATAATAACTACATACAACTTGATTATGAAGCAGATGATTTATTAGCAGTATGGTGTAATCGCTTGTTTGGCAAGGGACGGCTGATAGTAGTTACAAGCGACGCCGATATGTTTCAATTACTTGACCGCGCAGACATATACCACTTAGCAAGGAAAAAGATAATGACTGAGGATGACTTGCGCGAAGAATATGGTATCCCGGCAAGGAAGTGGTCTTTAGCAAAGGCAATCGGCGGCTGTTCCGGGGATAACGTGGCAGGAATAGAAGGCGTTTCCGACCCAAAAAACAAATCGAGTAAAGCGCTTAAATATCTTCGCGGTGAGTTAACTCCCGGCAAGATTCTTGACAAAATTGAATCACCGGCAGGAAAGCGAATAGTGGAACGCAATTTACCACTTGTTGACTTGCCTTATAGGGAAGATGCAATGAAGAAAATGATCCGGCGGAGAGATGTTTTCACAAGTCGGCGGTTTATAAGGGTCTTTGACAAGTTCCATTTTAAATCTTTTCTGGAAAAGGAGAATTTTGTGCAATGGCAAGAGGCATTCTTAAGGAGGTAAAATGGCACGAAGTATAGTAAAGATGCTTGAAAAGATGGAGAAGATTATTAATAACCAAATGCTGGACGCGGTTAAATTTGACCACGGAGTAAATGAACCTGGACGCCGCGTCCGCGCAGGAATGCAACAGGTACGATTGTTGGCAAAGGACATTAGAGACGAAATTCAATCGAAGAAAAAGGCAAGGAAAGCAAAAAAGGATGTTGAATAGTTTATTTATAAAAC